GATGCTTGCGAAGTAAAGTTAATTAAAGACAACCAGTAACACTTCTGGTATTGCTTTGGCTTGAGCCCTGCCTTTTGGTGGGGCTTTTGCTATTGCTTATGCTTCTGCTATGACTTCACATTCTGCTATGTGTGTCTTCTGAGTTTTCTTGCCGTATAAGGCTTCTAACTCAAAGTGTCTTCTGTAGACCATTCTGTCTTGGGATAGACCTAGATCTTTATCGCAGATAGGGCAAACAAGAATGTACTTGCCTTCCAACATCTTGTAATTGAGAGGAGCAAGTAACTTCCAGTAGAGGGCCTCAGCCTCCAGGCGAGTTAGTTCCTTTTGATTAAGGTGCTCTGACTTTTCTGCAAACTGCTGCGCCTTAGTCTTAGGTGTTATTCTTCCATTTGAAGATATTTCAGATACATGCCTATAAAAGTCTGCTGGTTCTCTCATTTGATGAGGGGTGTTCTCACGCATGTAATCGTGGATATTGATATGACTATAAAAAGAATCTTTATTCATCGCCTTCTCCTATTGCTTTAAGAATACCCCCTCTTTCGAGGGGGCATCTTCACCGCCTTCTGCTATTGCTTTTGCTTAGGCTTTGCTTCTGATACTACTTTTGCTTTGGCTCTTAGTATTGCTTTGGCTTTTGGTAGTTCTTTGACTTTAGCCTTCGGCTTGTGCGCCTTAGTGGTTGTCGTGTTGTAAGGGTACTTTTCCAACCATGTCTTTACCACAGTTGTATGTACGCCCTTCCATGCACTCCAGTTATTGCCCGCACCGCTCATGTGATAAGCGACCTGAGCATTGACCACAGGGTTAAGCAGTTCAGCGTTTGACGCTAAACCGAATTGTTCCCTTCTGTCATTTCCCATTGAACCGATCATATTGACTTGGAATAACCCGTAAGAGTTGTCCCCCGTCTTTCGGTTGCCATTGTGGGAGAGAGGGTTACCATGTGATTCTTTCTTCGCTACTGCCCATGCTTCCTTTAGGTGCTGACCCTTAAATCCAACCGCCTGAAGTAACTCTACGAGTTGCTTGTCAGTTAGTGAGTCTGCGTTCCTGTACTTGGCTAGGGTCATCATGCGAACTTGGCTTTGGACTATCAAGGCATCTGCCTTAGTAGGGGCTAGTGCTGGCGTTGCCAACCCTGCCATTAGCCCTAGTGCGAGAGGCATGACGGCTAATCCGCCTATTGCCACTCTTACTTTTGATATTGCTTTCATAGTTACATCACTCCAAATAGTCATTGGCGATTTCACCTGCCTTTGACCGCTGGTTGCGGATTCGGTGTAAATACCTCTCCGTAGTTTTAATCGATCGATGTCCTAGTCTTTCCTTGACCTCATGCACATCTACGCCGTTCTTTAACAACGCCGTAGCGTTAGCGTGTCTGAGATCGTGGGTTCTAGGACTCCAATCGATTCCTGATTTGGCTATTGCTTTGTTCCATATATTTCTCCATACATCACGAGATAGGTGACTCGTTTCATCGTTGGCACTCCCCTGCTTCTGATATGGCTTTGCTTTTGCTCTCGCTTTGACTCGGTACTTGCGTACCGCTTCTCTGCACAGATCGCATCTGCAACCGCCATGCCCATAGGCATAGGTAGTCCCATGTTGGAACAGTTTTCCGTCTTTTGCGAATGGTCGCTCAGACTTTGTTTCTCGTGAACCTCTTATTTTACCTGCTGGCAGTACTAGTGCCTTTGAGAACAGTAAGTGATCTTTTGCTAAGGCTTTTACTGAGATATATTGCTTAATCTCTAGTAGTAAGGCTTTACTGAGCGTAACTGACCGCTTGTGACCCGACTTTGTGGCTTCTATGACCATGATTCGAGATCCGTCTTTGGTATTGCTTTGCCCTACATCACTTGCTCTACGCTGGACATAGACTTCCCCTGTCTTGAAGTTGAAGTCTTTAACTCTGATCTCGCTTGCTTCTCCGAATCTGCAACCGCTTGCGACTAGGAACTTAGCGAATAACTGTGCGCCCTCTGTGGGTAGGTGAATTACGATCTTCTTAAACTCTTCGGGGTCTAGGACATTCTGAAAGTCCGAGCCCATGACTTTGACCCTGACTCCATGAGTCGGGTTACTGGCGATCTCTTCTGACTCGACTAACTCCTTGAACGCTGACCCGATAGATGCTTTGGCTTGGGCTATCGTGGCGTTGCCTATGCCTTCGGCTTTGAGATCACTAAGTAACTTTCTGATCTGCTGTGGCGTGATCTGAGTTAGTTTCTTACAGCCGATCTTGGGTAGTACATGATTTTTTAATACCGATGCGTAGCCCTTCTTGGTGATCGGCATGAGATCTGATGTGGGTAGCCATTGATCTACGAATTCGGCTAGGGTCATATTCGCCCTAGAAGGGGCTTCTGAGCCATTCTCCTGCGCCCTAAGTGCGTGATACTGAGCAAGGTCATGGGTAGCCCATGTACCTGCTGAAAGGCGTTTTCCATTCTTTCGGTAATAGCCTGTAAATCTAATTCCACGCTTTACTACATAAGCCATAAGTCCCCCTCTCATGTCCGTACTGGCGAGTAACTTACTGGTGAGTAACCTACTCGCCAGTAACATAAAGGTCAAAATAAAGCCCCTAGCCAAAATGACTAGGGGCTGGTGATCTAACTACATAGAGGCTTGCGAATTACTTTCGATGTCCGATTTGTCTGTTATGAGTAACTTGCTTATAGGTCTGGGGAATTCAGAGTTACTTCGATGTCACTTGATCTCTTTTGCCACCAATCTTCGATCGTTGATCGTTTCCATGTCGGCGTTCGCCCGATGTACTTGTCGGGTTGCGGAAGGGTGTTGCGCTTTCGAGCCGAGTAGAGAGTCTTGTATTTCAATCCTGTGACTCGAACTAGATCTTCGTTGGTGTACCACTCTTCGTTCATGCGTTGATACCGCTTTCAGTTTTATTTTCTTCAAGATATGTCCTCACTCCATTGATAACTGTATATCGAGATTCTGTTTCAGGGTCTACCCATTGATAAGGCAGATCATCAGGCACATTGAACCCGTAGTGATCAGAGTCTTTGCGCTTTAAGTTACTTTGATGCGATTGATGAATTGAGATCTCACCTAACCACTTAGGCATACCCGTATCGGGAAGAGTTGCGTGAACTGCTACGAATTTAGGTAGCAGAGTGTCTTTGTAGCCTCTCTTAATCCACTCTTGGCAGATTGCTACGCCGTACTTGCAGAGAGCCTTCTCATGCCCTCTCCACATCTTTGTAGCAGGGTGATTAGTCCAGCCCTTAGATTCACCTAGCAGAGCATTTAAGATCTGCCACGCTTCTACTCGTTGCTTTCCTAATCGTCTGTAATCAAGAGCCTTAGCCGATTGCACAAAACTTGGATAGGGCAAGAATGTATTTACCATTAAAGAATTATTTCCTTTCGATTACAGATGCAACCATTTTCACATACAAAATCAATAGTTGCATCATCGGTCGCTTTCATTCCAAAATCAGATTCGATCTTATCCCACGCTCTATGCCATAGAGCATCTTGAACATCAACCTGTTTTAGATTATTAGGCAGAGTTACATCTACCTCTACTGTCATTCGTACTGTGTGAGTTATGTGTGTCATGCCAATCCTAACCTCTGATTACGGCGTTTAACTCTTCGGCGTTCCTCTTCTGTAAGACCACCGAAAACTCCATAATTAGTCTGTGTTTCCATTGCAAAAGTTAAACACTCTGCACTCTTCAAGCATCGATCGCAGTAACTCTTTGCTTTAAGAATTCCTTCTGTGTCTGTCGGGTCAGGAAAGAAAACATTTACATCATTAGTTTCCTGACATGGAACATTGATGAACTTAAATCCAGCCATTGCATCTCCTTTATTAGTTAGTTGGGAAGTTAGATAGGGGCAGATACGACTACGAGTGGAAGGTTAGAAAACTCGATCATGATCGCTCTTGGCAAGGGAGAAGGTGTGAATCAGTACACCTATGTAACTTGCTTTGACCCCTATCTAACAAGATTAGTTAGACCTCTCCATAGCCATTCGGTATTTCCATGTCCGATTATCTTTGTGAGTCTTTGCCTTATGGCATGAACCGCAACGCACATGGCACTTTGCGATCTCTTCTAAAACAGTTTCTAGGCTCTTGCGCTTACCTACTGTCATTTTGCCTAGATTGAATTCTTTGCGACCTTGATGATCGAATTCCAATTTCAATACATCGGTTTCACCACAATCAACGCATGGATTAGTTAGCAGATGATTGAACACCGCCTCTTTAATATCCATGCGCCCATTGCGATATTGACTTCTGTTATAGCCCAACCGACAAGGTTTGCAGTAAGTATCTCTGCCTAACTTGCCAGTTGGATTCTTATGAAAGTTAGTTAGATCAAGAACTTGATCACACCTACTACATAGTTTGGTCACTAGATCTCGCCTATCTCTTCTCCGTCAGTATCACGAACTATGATCTGTTTTGATACTTGCTCGATATTAGTCCAGCCGTAGTAATCGATTACGAACTTAATCGCTTCACTAACTATTGATTCGAGATCTCTACCTTTCATAGTTACATCAATAACTAGAGAGAAGTAATCTCCTACGAATAGAACTGTGTAGTCATTTTCTATTGTGGTCATTCGGATTCCTCTTCCGTAGCAGGAACGAAGTCAGAGATTGTGTCGCTGATATGACCGATACAGACCTCTAGGGCATCTTCACAGACATTGTAAGCCTTGTCTAAGTCCTTGCCCTCGAAGTCAGAACTATCCCACCAAGTGATAACTAACTTTTCATCGAGAGCGTTGCCATAGGTGTTCTGCAAGATCGCTATTGCTTCTTGAACTGTGGCGATCATGAGTGACCACCACATCGGCAACACTCTTCACACCGAGTTGGTGTGTAAGCACATTGGCGATCTTCTGACATTCCCCAATTCTCTTCATCAGAGAAGGGTGTCATGGTGCAACCGCAAGCATTACATTTCATCATCGAAGTAACTCCGTTTCTGTTTGGTGTGGGTGATTAGTTACATCATCAATTAACTTTGAGCATGAGCCGTAGCCGTTACCGACCCAACACACATCTCTAGTTAGATAAGTGATTAGTAGCATGGCGAGTAGTGCAGGAATGATCACCAACACTATCCAGCCTCGTGTAGTTAGTTTCATGATGTTGCCCCTTCATAGATCTCCCATAGATAGAGAGTCTTGCTTTTTAATTCGATGTTATTGCTTGGAGTTACATAGCCCACGATAAATCGAGATCCAGTAGTACCAACCACCACACCTTTGCGCTTGCGACCGAATGAGTCAATAAACACTTCATCGCCCACTTTTACATTTACTGCCTTTGATGGGCTATAAGAGCGTTCATCACATATTTCAATTAAGCGTTTGTGTACTGAATAAAGTTGATTCATGTAATCAAGTTTCTTCTTAGCATTTTTAATTGTCTTTTCTTTTGATGTAGATAGACAGATGCCACGAAGATCAGCAAAATCATCAACCCAACGAAGATTTGCAACCTGATCACCATGACCACCAATCCGCCACGCATACACAAGATATTGAGATTCGATGTAACTCTCTCCGTCTGTGTAACTATCACGATAGTTAGTTGCAGGTACTCCCTTATCATCTAGTAACTGAGTTACTTGAATTGGTGATTCAACGATGATCATGTGGAAGTCCTTGTACACCTCTTCTGTATAAGTTGCAGGAAGATATGTAGATCGATAATAAGATTTCATAGGTTTATTACCGACCCATGTACCTGTGTTTTCATGCCCCCCACCACGCCATGTCTTGGCGTAGGCAGGGAGAAAACGATCAAGATAAAAACTCATTAGTAGCCCACCATGTCCTTTG